CGCTCTTGGAGCAGTTGTTACCGGACTGGAGCTCCGATCGGTGGCCAAGGCTGTCACAGTGGAGTTGCAAGGACTCTCTACGGTGGCGCTTTCCATCAGCGACAAGACAGACTCTCAAGTCATGACTCGCTGGGGGCCTATCTCGCACGGGAACGTCCTGATGCACCGAGGAGCCCAGCTGGCCCCAATTGGGACGCCGGAGCGAAAGATTCATGGAGCGACGGTGCGGACTCGCATGAAACAGCACATTACGTGGCCGTTCTTCAGTGATCTGGAGGAAGCGTGGTGTGGCGAGGCGGGCTACTGGCGGTTGCCCGATTTCAAGCCGCGGCGCAGGGAAGAAGACGGCCAGTGGGTGAGCCCGTACACGGAGGCGTTCGCAACTCAGAACCGCCAGCAGCTCAACATGGCGGTTGCTCTCGCGTGCATCTGCGACTACGTGCGGGGTTTCTCTGCGGCGCAAGTTCCAGCAGTGCTCAGCGAACAGCAAGCGATCATCGGGATTCCCGGTACAACCATTGGCGGGTTGAATCTCGCGACGGGCATGGGTCCTCCCTTCAACACCGTGAAGCGAAATCACTACTCGAAGGAGGATGGTGGCGCCATGTCTCCCGACACCGCGCGCCTCGCGGATGAGATCCACGACATCGAGCTTGCTGGAGATGTTCCTGTCGTGGTGGGAACGATGGTGCCAAAGGATGAGCCTGTGAAGCCCGGTAAGATGCCGCGGCTGTTTACTGTGCTCCCGGCGTCGTACAACCTGTGGCTCAAGGAGTCCCTGGCCGCGCTGAAAGCGGCCATGCGAGCGCACCCTGAGATCAGCGAGAGCTACGTGGGCATCAACATCACGTCCACCGAGGCTAACCTGCTGATCTGGGCTCTCCTCAGGATTTCAGAGCTCCTGGAGGATGGGGACATCAAGGCCTTGGACAAGAACTGGAGCGCTGATCTCTGGTTCTGTGTGTGCTTGGCCGCTGTGTGCATCACCATCATTGTTGGAGGTGATGTCAAGCGCGTGTGGGCCGCGGTCGTGTCGATTCGCCACATCATCACGAACATCAAGGGCGACCTCATGGCTATCATACACAACCCCTCAGGCCAAGACGCCACGGTTGAGCTGAACGGGATTCTCATGTCTCTCATGCATCGCTACACCTCATTCATGCTCCAGATGGTGCCTGACGGAGCTGTGGCAGCGAGGTACCTGCGCAACATCCTCATAGACCCTACGGGCGCATTCCTGCTTGTGCCGCGCCCCATGGCCTTCGACATCAGACCAGTGGGGAACGACGACACAGTCTCCTGGGGCGTGCTGACAGCGAGTCCGGTGGGAGCGTGGCGTCTTCGCAACGCGCTCGCCACCTATGGGGACGACAATGGTCGCACGACCCGCGAGAGAGACCGTACCAACATCACGAGACGGTGGCTCGAGATGACCGGGCTCCGCATGTCGGATGCGGGCAAGACGGGCGACGTGCGCGCCAAGCCGGTTACTGAGTTCGAGTTTCTCAAACGCCGGTTCGTGTGGGACGCTGAGGTCGGACTCTGGCTCACTCCTCTCTCGAAAAAGTCCCTCGTCAGGACGCTGAAGTTCAAGCGGGACTCCTCGCTGACGGATGGGGAC